TATCCTATAGTCTCAAATTCTAATGGAGATTGTCTAATATCAGTACATTGTGCTAATATGACAGGTTCCTCATTTATTACATAAATGAGAGATGTAGACTTCGATCCATATACAGGTACAGGGACTCCAACCTATACTCCCGGTCCTTACTAAGGTCATGATGATATACTATAAACATTTCAGATTGTAGGTTTTTAAGTTAGATTGTTAATTACTACTTCACCCTTGAACACTACAGGGTCGGTACTAATGGCAATGAACCCTGAAGGTTTCACACTTGGTAAATACAATGGTTCAGACAAGATTGTGGGAACAAATGATTTGTTATCTGCACCATTTTGTGTTACATCATCTTTAAGTTAAGCTAATGGCTTATAGATGGCAGTTGAACCTTTATAACAAGACGATATTTGGATTAAAGGGAGTGTAGGAGACATCTTTGGAACTACTGGAGCAAATGCTGTGGATTAGATAATTCTTTAATTTTAAGGTGTTCCAGTATCTCTAGAAATAGGTAAACTATTGATAGTACCATTAATATAATATATACCATCACCTTAAAAATCATAATTTCATACACTTTCAATGCCACCTGTAGGTATATTGACTATACCTTTATTGAAAAATGTTATTTCTTATAATAAGAATATATTATTATTAGGAAGAGCTGAAATGAATGAGTTAACAGCCGGAATTGGGGGTTGTTAACCTACTTATGATTCTGTCATAAATTATATTGTAAACTTTTTAGGTAAACCTCATTTGACTGCCAGTCTTAAATCAAATATAGGATCAGGCACTTTTTCCAGAGGTTAATCAAATGGACAAATTTAAGGAAAGAATACATATGATGAAGATGATTAGGATTTCATACAAGAAACATAACATCATAAAACATCAAAATAATAAAATAAAGAAATGCATTCTAAACATGGAAACATCTCTGATGATGATAGTGATGCTACATGTTAAATGAATTATGATCACTAATATGATCATATATATCTTTCC